TTCATCTCGACTAGCTTGTATATCTTGAAACATATTAACCAACATTAAAACGCTTAGCCCTCTACACATACTTCCAACTGAAAAGTTAAAAACTCTCATATTCTCTATTTAAAGAAGAAACACTTAATATAAACTTTATATGATGCGTTAATATATTAAATCGAAATTATGATATTTATTATATGAATAATTTGTTGAGAAATAGCACTGCTTTATGTAGTTCAGTATGTATTGTTGGAAAAAATACAAGTTATTCTTTTTGTGATGGACAAGACAATCCAAATAATTATGTGAGTTGGGAAGCATACAAATTTATAAATAAATTAACAAAACGAAAAGAAGATAATGTTGATAAAAATGTAATAGGAGATTTGGTTAAAAATAATCATAAATTTTACAAGAAAAAATTATTATGTAGAGGATTAGAAATCAAAGGTTCAAAAAAAGTAGATGATAAGTCATTTTATATTGCATGTGATAGACTTCAGAGAATGTTGCGTCATAGTTCAGAAAATGTGACTAAAAATTTAATTAAGAATGATGTAGGATTTAATTTGATAGCAAAAAGTGAACAAATGACTGATTTACCAGAACATTGTCATATGAAAGATGTAAAAGGTGGCTATTCTGGGAGAGGTAATATGGTTAATAAATGCAGGGGGATGAGGCATGGACAAAATGTATTTTGCGGTGAAGAAAATTTAATACAACAAGGATTGAAAACTGAATATTCGCCAAATATAAAAGATATTTTTATTCATGAAACTTCTCATGCAATTATGGGAGATGGTGTAGATGGAAAAACACAAGAAGATATAAGCAAAGTATTTAAGGATGCAAAATCATCAAATAATTTGTGGAAGAAACCAAATGGCAAAAATGCGTATGCTTTATCAAATAGCAAAGAATATTTTGCAGAATTATCGATGTGGTTGTTTGGCGGACATGGTGATTATGCAAATATTGAAAATAAAATTCCGAAACCTGGTCCGGGTGGATTATCAGAATATGATAATGATGGTTTTAAATTAATATGCGATATTTATAATGGTACAAGAGAAATACCTTTGGATGTTTCTAAGGAACGCATCTATCAACCTATTGTTGAAATATCAAAATCAGAAGAACCCGATGAGTTTTTCTCAAGAATTCCTTATTCAAAGAACGGCCCTCCCAAAAATAAAAAAGTAACCCTATCCTTTCAATTAAAAAACAAAAATGATAATTCTGAATATTTAGTTAGCTGGTTAAATTATAAAGGTGAAAAAAGATGGGGATTTTTAATAAACAAAAATTGTCCAAAGTTTAATACTTCAACATTTGTAGGTCATGCTTGGCTTATTGAAAAAAATCCAAAAGATGGATGTTGTCAAGTTTTAAAAGCTTTTGTAGCAGAAGATTATGAAAAGGGGGTATGTTTGATTTAGAAATAATCTTTATCAGACATTATAACAATACGGAAATCTTCTTTTGACATATTAATCATTTCAGAGTATCTAATAAAACGTTCTCTTTTCTTTTTGATTTTTGCTAAATATTTTTGAATTTCAATATTGTTTCTAAATTGCTTTTTCTTTTTTTTAGCGGATTCTAAGTTAATTAGTTCTTTTTTTCTAAGAATGTATCTAATAAGATTCCAAGTAAAAACCGGGTGTTTTGCCTTTGCTTTTAGAAATATAAGTAACATTTTGGAACCTAGATTTCTTTCATGTTGTTCATCAAATTTAGTGTCTGAACTAAATGTTACAGTTTTCTTCATATTGTATTCAAATTTGTTATCGCTAAATTTGTTATATCTAAATTTGTTATCGCTAAATTTGTTATATCTAAATTTGTTATCGCTAAATTTGTTATATCTAAATTGTATATGTAAACTTAGTCATTTTTATATATGTTAGAAAAAAAAATGATTTGAATTTGGTATTAGAAATAGAATATATGAATAATAAGAATTGAACAATAAACCGAGATAATTAAGTAGTTATAAAAGATGACTAGTTACATTATGGCAAACAACTTGAATAAAGGAATCGCAGAAAGTATTGGTAGAAAAAGAGGTAGGTATGGTGAATTGATGAAGGGATGGATTCATTGGTCGACAAAACGATCGACTATTAATGGTACAACTGATAAGTATATTCGTAATATGTTAAGTCAGATTTTAAGAGAGATTCATATTAGTCAGAGTAAGGCAAACAGCATTATTAATAGTGTTTACAAAAAAGATTTTGATGCTTATGGTATAACAAACAAAATTTTGGAAACAAGTGGAATTATTGATGTATTACATAAGGATTTAGATATTCGTAAAAATAGTGTAGATATTTACTTGGGGGCGTTGAGTGAATGTGGTGTTAATACAATTGGTATGAATGTTGTTCAGAAGGCAGGATTATGTATATTCGTACAATACATAATGTGTGGAGGCAGAACTGAATTAGAGGGATTTGGTATTTCATCTGATTTGATTGAAAACAGAAGAAAAAAAGTATTAAGTGTACAAAAAGAGAAAATTAAGGCAGCGCAAACTATTCCAGTTATTGTAACTGTCGATTCAGAAGACGAAAAAGAAGAAGAAGAAATTATTAAGCAAAAACAAGAAGAAATCCCGGATTCTTGGGAAGATTTATAATAAAAAGTAGAAAAAGTAGAAAAAGAAAAAAAACAAATAAAAATCAAAAAAAACCCAAAAAATATAAATTTTTTTAATTTTTAAATCCATTTGATGGTGTTAAAGATGTAGTTTTGATGGATTTTTCTATTTGTTTTGTCTTATAAATGATAAATAATACCAATATTGTAATAGCATTGAGAAAAACGAGTGTTATAACATGAACGTAAAAATGAATTAGCTCTAAATAATTATCCATTATTATAAGTAATATAAAATGGCAGATGTATGGACAAAAAAACCGCAAGTATTACTATCAAAAGATAATTTACAGTATTTTATTCCAACGGAGGATATGACATATATAGAAAAAATTAATGCTATAACTCGGTTTATAATTTATGGATCATTTTTACTTTTTTTGGTAAGAGGAGAATCGTTAATACTACTTTTACCGATTGTAAGTATGATAATAATTTATTTTTTAGTATCTTGGGGGCTTGGAATTGATGAATTAAAGGAATCATTTAATAATGAGAAAAAAAGTGAATGTACAAGTCCAACTTTAAATAACCCTTTTATGAATGTAATGATAACTGATTCAAGAAATAGAGAAGAAGCTTGTAATTATACAGAAGAAACAAAAAATCAAATAGAAGATGCTTTTAATTCAAATTTGTACAAAGATACAAATGATTTATTTGGTAGAAATAATTCTCAAAGACAATTTTATACGACGCCAAATACATCAATACCAAATAATCAAAAAGAATTTGCAGATTGGCTTTATGGACATAAAAATTAGAAAAAGAATATTCAGGTGAAAAAATTAATACCTGTAATAAGTTTTGTTATAAAAAAAAGTACTCACAAAAAAGCACTTAAGTGCGTATGAATATGTATAAAACATACATGTCTAAAAGCATGTCGATGACAAATGAAACTCTAAAATCTTACATTGTTGCTGATAGAATGATGGTTTTGAATGCAATTGCAAAAGATTGTGCTAGCGTATCTGCTAAAGATTCTGCGACTTGGCTTAAAAATTTTGATAAGCGTGTTGACTCGTATATGTCAATCGCTATGCCTGAATGTTCGGACAAGAAACGCAAGAAGAAGGTAGTAAGATTCCGCAAAATTTCTCCATATCTTGCGTTTTGCGCTAATTACCGTGACAGCAAACGTGATCCTAAAACAAAGAAATTGAATGAAAATGTTTTAGAAATCACAAAACAAGCTGGTGCTTTATGGAAAAAGATGAGTGAAAAGGAGCGTCGCCCTTGGAATACAAAAGCGGATGAAATGACAAAGACAGCTAAAATTGCGTGGGATAAGAAAATGTCTAAGGAGGCTATTACCCCAGCTGCGGCGGCTATTCGTGAAATGAAAAAGGGTGAACTCAATGGTTTGATTGAAAAAGGTAATGTAGTCATTCCTTCGAAGGCGAGTCTAAAAGATATTCGTGAGTTAGTTGTAGCTCATTATTATCCTAAAACAGCTCCAACTCCAACACAAGATGAAATTACAAAGATGAAGAGAGCTGAGCTTGTATCTCTTCTTGAAAAAGTTGGTGTACAGCTAAGTGCTAAGAAGGATACAAAAACAATGCAGGCGGCTTTGATTTCGCATTATTATCCTTAAAAAATCCCCCCCAAAAAGCACTAAAGTTGAATTTATAAAATTCTGAGTAAAATAAAAATTGAATTTTCAATACATCATTGATGTTTTTTTTGATGTTTTGATATGTACAACTTCGTATATATATTATAAATATTTCATAATATAAATGATTAGGATTGGTATAAATGGTTTTGGAAGAATTGGTAAAGCTATTTTAAATCAGGTTTTAGATAAACAAAATATTAGAGTAAATGCTATTAATTTTCCAGGATTTGATATAAGAAAAATAGAATCTTATATAAACAACGATAGTTATCATAAAACACCAAAACGTAATGTACAAATAGTAAGTGATAATAAAGTGAATATTAATGGAAATATAATAGAATTTTTTGATGCAAGAATACCTAATAAAAATATGTGGAAATATTCTGATTCAAAATATGTATTTGAAACAACTGGTAAGTTTTTAACAGAAAGTAGTGCAACTCAGCATAATGCGGATTATATTATAATGTGTGCCCCAAGTAAAGATAATATTGTACCACAATATTTATATAATGGGAATCATTTAAATTATAATGGTGAAAAAATTGTAAGTAACTCAAGTTGTACTACTAATTGTATTGTACCACTAATAAAATTATTGAATGAAAAATATGGTATTGAACATTGTAATTTTATAACAGTTCATGCGGCAACAGCTAGTCAAAGTGTATTAGATAATCCCCATCTAAAAAAAAGGAATCATCGAAGTGTTTTTAATAATATAATTCCAGCTACTACTGGTGCAAGCAAATCTGCTATAAAAATTTTACCAGAACTGAATGGAAAAATATATGGAACTTCTGTAAGAGTACCAACTGGAAATGTTAGTATGGTTGATATGAATATTAGACTAATAAAAAAAGATACTTTGTCAAATATTTTAGAGTTTCTTAGAGGAAAAGATGAAATTATTGTATCTGATGATGAACATTTGGTAAGTTCCGATTTTTGTAGTACTGAGAATCCAACTATAGTAGATAGTAATGCTTGTTTAGAAATGGGTGATAATGATTACAAATTTACAATTTGGTATGATAATGAGTGGAGTTATTCTTCTCAAGCTTTGAAACTATTGAATTATATTCATGAACAAAATAATTTACCAGTATCGAGAATGGATGCTTTAGATATAGGTATTGCAAGGAAAAATGCTTCTAATGATTTATTGGAAATGAATTAATCAGTAGTATAATATGCCATAACAAAACTTAATATGCTACTAAAACCAAATAAAGCATATGAACTATTAGAAACTTTTTTATTTTTTAAAAGGTTTGGTTGAATATCCCATAATATATGTCTAAATCCGCCTAATACATGAAAATTGACTGGAAAATATAATAATGTGTGTATTGAATATTTTAGAAATATATTAGAATTATTATAGTGTTTTAGTAAAATTTCTTGTTTTTTCGGGTAAAATGATGAAATTCCAAGTAAAATAAATCCACTTGATAAAGTGAATCCAGTAATTCTATTCATAATAGAAGAAATTGCAGTAATAGGAAATTTATAGATGGATACATGTGGTGATATTTGTGGCTTCATTTAATTAACAAAAATGGATTTAAGCTTAATACTTTGTTTTATCTTATGTTACTAAAACATATACTTAGTCCAGACAAAGTTACATATATGATAAAACCATATCATAGTTCAACTAAATTGTTAATACCTTTAACAAGTATATGTTTTATAAACAACAATTTTAATGATAATAATAGTGTACAAAAAAGTTATTTATCAAAAATTCTGTATACTACAAATATTATAAATATAGGATTTCATTCGTATATATCTTGTTCATCAATAATATCAGATTATATAAAGCCCAAAAAAATTATGTTTTTAACAAGAGTTTTTAATTTGAAGTTACATATTCTTTCATATATTGGATTGAGTTGTTTAGTTAATTTGTGAGTTATTTAATGGCATATGTATTATTCTTTGTCCATCGTCATCATCATCTACATTTCTGATGCATTGAAAAGCTCCAAAACAAATTTTTATTTTTCTACATCTAGAATTTTGTATTTGAGCAATTATAGAAATTAAAGAGCATGATGCTATTGATAATAGTGATACAAGATCAGCCATAGTTCTTTAACAAAAAAATTAAAATTAATGTAGCGATTTTTATCCATTATAATAATGGATGTTTATAGGCATATAGTTTCTTTTATGAAAGAATATGAAATACCAATTATCAATAGGGAATTTATAAAAGGATATGTGCATAGAAAATGGAGGCGATTGAATGGTATACCCTTATTGGTAGATATTTTATGGCATTCACCAATGATGTGTCATAAATATTGTGTATGTAAAGTAGCTAATGAAAATGATAGAATTATATATTATAATAGGAGAAGGAGAAATTCTATCTAACGTTCCATAGTACCAAGCAATTCTAATTGACCTTCAAGATCTTCAAGTTCTTGAGCTAATTCAAGTGCTCTATCATTCTTGAATTTTTGTAAGAAAGACGCTCCTTTATCAGCCTTTTGTTCCATAAAACCTTTAATTCTGAGTAAATCATCTTGAATCAAATTTGAATCAGAAAGAGTTTCTTTAACAAATGCAATAGCTTCATTGATAGATTTCATTGCGGCAGTAGCAACTTGTGTTGTAGATATTGAAAGTGAAACACCTTCATGACCATTTTTTGAAAAATGGTCGATATATACTTCACTAACAGATGTAATTCCATCATCTGCAAGTAATGGTTCATCTAAAGTAACAAAACCAAGTACGGAGGGTCTCATATTTTTTGGAGAAAATGAAACGACATCACTTGGTTTAACACCAACTAAAAAATTGGCATTTGGTTGTCTGGTTGAGCTTAAATATTCACCATTAATAAGGACTTGTCCGTTATATTCTGTAAATTGCGATATTGTTTCAATAGCTTTTAATTGACCATTAATTTTATCTTTTAATTCAACCCAATCAGATTCTTTAAAAGTATCATTTGCGGATTGAACATGATTGTAACCTTGTGTTAGGCTTTCTAAAACATTTTTATATCCATCTACGGCGGCATCAATCATATCATGTCCGTCTTGAGCATTTCCGGCGGCAACTTTTGGTTTCCAAAACATAGTCAAAGCATCTTCACTAAGATTTTTTGTACGCATATAATAGCTTTCGAGTTCATTTCCAATTAAAGTTTGTAATTCTACAATTTCGCCTTGTACAATTTCAGTTCTTTCTTTAATCTCGCGTTTTTTTAAGTGGTTGTTTAATCTTGTTTTATTTGTCATTTTATAATCATATTCAATATGTTCTCTAAAAACTGTATTTTAAGTCATGATAAATTAAAAAATGATTAAGATTAAGTTATATTTAATATGACAGAAATAGAAGTATGAAAATTGCTATATCTGGAAAAATGGGTAGTGGCAAAACTTATTTAGCAGATGAAATTTGTAAAAGATTCAATTTCAAAAGAGCATCTTTTGCTGGTAAATTGAAATCACTTGCAAAAGAACTTTTCAACATGGACTATAAAAATCGCAGTTTATTAATAGATTTTGCAACAAAGATGAGAGAAATTGATAAAGATGTGTGGATTCGAGCTATGTTTAAAAGCATTGAAAATTCTGAAAATGTTGTAGTAGATGATTTAAGATTGAAAAATGAATATGATACTCTTATGTTAGATGGGTGGTTTATTTGTAAAATAAATATTGATGAAAATGAAAGAATTAATCGTTTAATTTCAAAATATGGCAAAAAATCGAAAGAGCATTTTGAGCATTCAAATTCAATTACTGAAAATGATGTTGTAAATATGGAAAACAATAGATTTAATTTTGTAATAAATAACTATTCTGACTATGATATATTGTATACTATTATAAGAGATAAGGTAAATTCACAAAACTATTAAACCATAAAATAGAATATAATGAAAATTAAGTATACTAATGATTAGGATACTAGTTTAATTTTATCAAGTATCTTAGTTTCAATATCTTTTTTATTGTTAGAGTCTATATTTTTTAAGATATGTATATTGCATTTACTAAAAATTTTGTTATAATATTCTTCATAATTGTTTAAAACTTCTTTTGTTTTAGCAACAATATTATCATATTTAGTCCATATTATAAGATCATTATATGGTAGAACATTTGTTAATGGAGATTCTTCTGAAACAATTAATACACCATTTTGTAATGCGGGTAAACATCTTAATTCTTCAAATGAGTTAGTATTGTTGTTTTGATGTATATTTATCAATATTTTAGTATTTTTGTATAAATTTTGTATATTTTGTTTAGTAAAACATGTATTAATATTAGAATGTTTTAAACTACTTTTACGAATATTGTCAAGAAGTTTTTTTCTTCGTCCAAATACATTAAGAAATGTTGTTAATGAATCTATTTTTCGATTAGTATGATTAATAAAAATATTTTCATACAAAGATGGTGCTATATAAATATGATTTTTAGATAGATTATAATAATGTGAATTGGTCTTTACATTATATACATTAGGATTACAATAGTCTAATAATATATGGCTATTTCTTAAAACTTCTATTTTATCAATTCTTATTAAATAACTGGAATTATTAAAAATTATATTACTTTTGGGGTGTTTACTACCAGTATTTTTATCATCTGTTACAAGAGTATGTTCATAATTAATATTTATATTAATAGTTTTTTGTTTTTTAGGAAAAACATTTGATCCCCGAATTTTATATCTAGAAGCGTTGTGGCCTAATATAATATTTATTGATAAGTTATGTTTATTAATTACATATTTTAGTAAAGATACTATGTAATTGTTATAATCTTTAACCCATCTTGGATTGTTACAAACATGTATTATTGAATTATTTACTTTAATATTCCCCATTGAACTTAGATAGGACTCATAATAACAGAAAAATTGTAAATTAAAAAGATGAATAATTAAATATAAGCCAAAAACAGTATAAAAAATAAATGAAGATATACTTTTTATTATGTACAGCATTTTCATATGAATTTCCTCATCATTTAGTGGATGAACATGTATGGAGAAGATTTCATAGAAAAGTTTCAAAAGTAGTATTATCTCATCCGGTTGTTACAGATAATGCTTATACAAAAGAATTTTCAAAAGGAAATATAGGTTTAAAAGAGCAATCAATTTTTGTACAACAATTTAGTGTATTTAGTCAATTATTTTTGGTATCACAATTATTGAAAATTATAAATGCTCCAAGCAAGAGTGAGATGCGAAATGGGAAGGAAATATTGTGTAATGAGTTAGGGGTAGTATTTAATTCAAATGGTTCTATAGAGGGTGGAACTTATAGTTCAAAGCATGCTCATTTTGAATGGTTACTTGATGTAGGAAAGGGTTTAGGTTTAGAGTATAATGAGCTTGGTAAGAGGTGTCTCGGTAGTAAATCGACGTTGTACTTCTGTGATGAGTTAGAAAGATTATATGGTAGTCAAGATGATAGTACAGCACTTGCGGCATCATATGCTATTGAAAATTGGGCACAAGCAGGTTTTTGGGATGAATTAATCGAAGGGTTTGATAAAATAAACAAGAAAAGAATAAATAATAATGAGAAGCCACTACCAATGGCTTTTTGGAAATTTCATTCGCAATTAGAAAAGGAACATGCGGCTCATACAGAAAAAGAATTAAAAGATGTATACTTTTCCAATCGTATAAAGGATGAGGAGTTGTTTCTATACAATTGTGAAGAAATGCTTGATGCGATTGAAAGATTTTGGTTAGGACTAAAAAATATAAATTCAATAAAAAAGCGTATATAAATTCAAGGAATAAGAGAAGTTAAGTCATTATTTTTTGAGCAATATTTTTGAAAAAAGTTGCTTGTGGATCCTTGAAAATATTTAGCCATTTTTCAGAAAAAATAGGTTTATTCATAAATGAATTATATAAATCATCATCATTATCGAC